ATTCTGTGTAAGTTTAGCTAAAGCATTGTAAATCTTCTCTGGTGATGTAAGACCTGCACCAATAGCTTCTTTTTGCATATTAATGATAGACATGAGATGTGCTAATTGTTGGTCTTTATTACCTGCACCTAAGCCTACAGAGATAGATAAGTCTTTACGAGCTTTCCATTCTCTAGGGTCTACTTCTACCCATTTGTTACGTAAACGAATAATGTCTGGTTTAGTAAGAGTTGTTCTAACTAAGTGATGAACAAGTTTAAATAACTCTTTAACACCTGTCTCAGCAAATGTTCTAGCTACTAACTCAATACGTTGTTGAGACGCATTCATAATCTGTGCTACACCTGTAGCTGTCTTGTTAAGACTGTTAGCATCTAATCCTTGATTGTAAGCTGTGATACCTGTTCTCTTCTCTTTCATAGAGTCCATGTATTCAACCATACCGAATGATGATGCTGGTAGTGGTGGATGTGATAAAGGCATAATACCTGATCCTGGGTCACCTTCTACACGCACAATACCACCTGGGCGTGAAGTAAGCATATCATCTAGGTTTACTCTATCTGAGATAGCATAACGACCATTGTTAGCTAGATACATGTTATCTAACTGACCACGAATAAGCGTAGACTTAATAAGCTGAATGTCCATAGTCAAGTCAGCATAAGAACGACCAATATGTCTATGTGGCATTATCATAGGTGTGATACATGCGAAAGGTACATACTCACATTTCTCTTTATAAAGAACTGTGTTACCTAATACGACTACTCTATATCTTTCACCATCTAACTTAATGTATGTGTCTTTAACGAGTGCTTCTTGTGACTCAATAGCTCTATCATATTCTTCATCATAAATATCACGAGCATTAGACTCTTCTTCAAACGTATCACGAAGGTCTGACATAATTGACTTGATATATTCTAATGGCTTGTCAAACGTCTCAGCAATGTCAGCTAACTGCATCACTTCTCTGTGTTGAACAAACTTAGCATCTTGTAGGTTAGGGCCACTAACTTCTACAGATATCATCATGTTTTCTGGAGCTACGTTCTCAATAACAATCTCTGTGCTTTTTTCTGTAACCTTGAGCTTAACGTCATGAAGCATAGGCTGAATAATAGTAGCAGGATCTTGGCCCATTGCTAATGTTTGATCCATGAGTGCATTCATATCTACACTAGGATCAGGATAAGCCTCATGCTCTAATACTTCTGTCTTTTCATCTGAAGCCAACATTTGAAGTTGAGCATCTGTTAAGCCTTCGTATTCGTATTCTTCTTCTTCTTCTTCGTCTTCACCATAAACTTTAACGTATCCGTTTTTAGATAGTAATGCGTCTTTAAACCATACGTAGAATATCTTGAAGCCTTCATTCTTTTCCATAACAACATGGTTTACATAGTCAGTTTCTTGATCAGCAGCTTCTTGATCTTCTGGGCCTTTAGGCTCAAACCTTACTACTTGGTCACCTGCTACAAAGACTTTTAATAATTGTGGTAATGCTGCTTCAATAGTATCTTGAACGTCATACGATACAACTTGTGAACGACCTTCTTCTTCGTTACCGAATGGTTGTCCTAAGTAGTAGTCAATCGCTTCTGCTCTATCATTAGACAATGCACTATCATTTACACCATAGGCTATATTCTCTTGCGCCTCTATCTGTGCAATTATTTCCATGTCTTCTATATTCATCAAACAATTCCTCTATTTGTATATTGTATCTTCTCTTTAGTCCATGACTCGTTCTTCATGCTATCTGCAGAGGTACATAAATATCTGAATGCGTCTGCTCCATGAGAATACTCATCATGCAATGGCGCACCAGGTTCGTTAGTTGCAGAGTTAATAGATCTGCGATAATGCTTTAAACAGTCAACAAGTCTATGAGCTGACTTATCAAAATAAACTCTATGGAAGTTCATCCGTGCTATCTTAATGCCGGCCTCTATATCCATACGAGGTACAATTCTGACATCCCATCCAAACTTACGCATAATATCTTCTGCTGATATGCCATGCTTAAAGTCTTTAGACTGTCCGTCATGTGGTAAGTACATAGTACCCCAACTATACGGTAATGCTTTTAACTGTGCTGAATAACTGTCTAGTGTTCTATGGTCATCTTCTATGTAACCAATAACTCGTAAGTCTGATACACCTTTTTGGCATAGGATAACTGACATGCTGTCATTCCATCCTAAGTCCATAACTACATGAACCTTTAACATAGGATCATAAGGTACGTTAGTAACACGTCCGGCCTCTTGGGCCTCTCTTATCTCGTTAGAATATATAGCACCGTCTACGGCTGCTTTACATTCACCTTCCCATATGTTTGCATAATCTGGGTTAGTATTTAAACTATGTTGGCGTTCTATCTCTAGCACTTCAGGAAACCAAGGGTTGTCGGCAAAATTGACCTTAACTACCTTTGCATTTTCTGGAGGATCTATTATAAAACGAGTATATGTGTCATCTGTATCTATATTAGGGTTGAATGATACCCATATCTCTGAGTCTGGTTTACGTATCGTAGGTATTAAAATATCCCACGACTTCTTTGATACTGTTTGTGCCTCTTCCACCCAGACGATATCACATCCTTCAAAAGACTTAATGGACTCCACAGTATTAGTAGCCAGCCCAGTAAAACTGAACGTGCTACCGTTAAGACCACGTATTTCTGCTTCCAATACTTCATAGAAAGCTCCTAGACCTAATGCTTGTATTTGATCGTTGAGCAGGGTATGTACCGACTGCTTTATCGAACGCTGTATCTCTCGTGCGCATAATACACGTAATGGTTTATCTGTAGCCTGGCTTAATAATGCCCTGGCCATAGACCATGACTTGCCAGATCCTCTTCCACCGTAAGCTACTTTGTATCTATGTGGTTCAAATAAGAATTGTAGCTTGGCAGGAAAGTCTGCTATAGGTTCTCTATTGTTTTGGTTCTGGTTCAACAAACCTTATTCCAATGCTTATAGGTAAATTAGATCCATCTGCGCCAGTCAGCTCTGTAGTTGCTACTGACTTACCGTCTATTCTATCACCTAATTCTTTAATAGCTGATACATCACCTGATGCTGCTTTATCTAATAAAGCCTCTGCTATTTGTCTTAAGCGCTCAGCGTCTGACTGAATGACAGCACGTCTAAGTGTTTCCGCCCATAACCTATTGTTTTTACTAGAATGTGTATTGCCCTTGTTTACTTCTGAGCTACGTTCTGCTGCTAGTTTTTTTCGTTCTTCGTTATCCATTGTTTTGCAACTCCCTTAGGTTGGTTGCCCTCTTAATTATCGGCTTAATAGCCCTCTATAGTACATTTGTTCTATGATAGCTGGATCAATGTAGTTTTGCTGCATTGTTTGGCCTGGGTTCGTTAAGTTTTGCATGTATTGTGGCATTTGTCTAGCTTGAGGTGCAGCTTGTCTCATTGTGTTCATCATTGCATTCACATCATCCGGTGTCATGCCTTGTGGAATAGATGGAAAAGATGGCATCTGAACTGGAGGCAATGCGCCTGGCTGTCTTCCTAATTGAGGCATCTGTGCTGGAGGCAATTGTCCTGAAGGCATATTGTATTGTGGCATTTGAACAGGAGGCATTTGTCCCGGAAGCATTTGTCCCATAGCTTGACCTGACATTTGTGGCAATGCTTGTCTTAATGCGTTAAGATCTTGGTCTGATACTTGGCCGTAACCATATTGGTTAGCCAATTCTCTTAGTCTTTGGGCGTCATTTAATTGTCTTAATTGTTTAGCTAGATCTGCCATGTTATAACTCGCTTTCCTTGTTTTTACCTTTAAGTGGATAGATCATCCGTTGATATGTTTCCCACCATTCTTGACTATAGTCTGTATTCTGATAGTCTTTAAAGCATGGTGTTCCTAATGTGTGATGCACTAACTTAGCATCTGGGTTGTATTCGTATTCTGTTTCTAGCCAGTTCCATGTTTCGTCTAGCTTACCCACTTGTTCTTCAGGGTATTTTAACCACTCGAATCTATGAAGGTATTGTCCTGTCTTTTCTTGTATGAACTTAGGCGTTAGCTGTTTGTTTAACCAATGTCCACAGTTCCATAGTATGACGCTTGACCAGTTCTTTTTAGGATAGTCTTCGTTCTTTGCACCTAGATATTTAACTGGATGCTTTGTTGTATAGTGATGCTTGACTACCTTGATTGCTTCGTCTGTATCAAAGTTAGCTAGTATCTCTGCTATATCTGTTCTGCATATCATATCGCCATCTACGAATAGTGCGATACCTTTAAAGTTATTTAGATATGGCACTAGAAAGCGTGAGTAGATAAATGCGTTACTACCGTCTGTATGTGTTTCTTTGTAGTCTTTTAAAGTGTTTAGTGCTAATGGTGTAAAACTTACCGGTATTGAGGATCTCTCAATAACTGACTGACAAAACGCATGATAAGCAACCGGCTCAACTTTGCCATCATATCCTACATATATATCTAGCTTTACCACTTAACTTTGTTAGCCCAATATGCTGCGGACATTTTTCCTTTGGCAATGTTTTTAGCGTGTCTTGCTTTAAATGACTTGGCTCTATCTGTATTTGTTTTGTCACCACTTACGCCTTTTTGACCAAAGCGTATAAGTTTCTCCTGGTCACCCTCTTTAGCCAATACTGCATGTGACTTAGTAGGATGACTCGGAGTTCTCTTAGGCTTATTATAACCTGAGAATGTTTCTTTACCTTTTTTGATCATTTCTTTTTAGCTGTTTTTGCTGACTCTTTGAATGCTTTAGCAGTCGGTGCGCCTTTTGTTCCTGGCTTTCTCATTCGTTCCCCAGAGCCAGCCTTGATTCTAGCTTTCTTGGCTAAAATATTACTATAAAGACCTGGCTTATTTGCCACGTTTAGCTGCCTTTTTCATAGGCTTAGCTGCCATAGCTTTACCTGTTTTTTTAGCGTAAGACTTAGCTTCTTTCTTACCTTTTTCTGTGTAAGCAAACTTCATTTTTCCGACCATTGGCATAATTATTTACCTTTCTTTTTAGCCATGCCAGCTTCTGATAAAGCAATAGCAATAGCTTGTTTAGGGGACTTTACTACTTTACCACCTTTACCTGAATGTAATGAACCAGCTTTAAACTCCTTCATTACTTTTGATACTTTCTTGGTTTTTCCCATCTTTGTGCTTGGTTTCTTCATTTGGTATCCTGATAAAAGTGTGATCATATTGACACTCTGGACATTGTTCATAGCCGGTGTCATCATACGGCTGGCCGCATGTACTGCAAATTTTGGGACGCATAAAATAAAAAACCCTACCGGTTAAGATAGGGTTTAAGGAGAGTTACGGAGTTTATGGGCGTAATTATCCCATTGCGTGATATTTTACCACGGAAATGCGTTTTGTCAAGATGCTAGGCATTAATTCTTTTTGATACTATGGTTAAAAGGTTGTCCATTGCCAGATCTAGTTTGTATTCATAGGCCAAAGGCTTTTTAGAATGTAAATAGCGGTGATATATGGCATCTTGCTGCTCACCAGGAAGGCTGTGTATAACAGAGTCGACTACATGGACGTTAGAAAGGTCTTGAATAGACCAATTGACTTAGACGGATAACCCAGGCGGTGATTATCCGACTTCATCCATAAGGCCCAATCATCTAGTATTTGCATAAGTCTATCAATACGGATCATGTTGAATTCCTAGAATACTAGCATTAAAAGACTGAATGCCTCTGTATGGGTTTCTTACACTATGCTTATCTTGATCTGCGGTATGTCTATAAACACTTAATATTTTAAAGTTTGGCATTGGATGATAAAGCTCCTGGAGATAATGTTTTTTAGGTTTATGATAAAAAAGATACTTTCCGCCTCTTTTCTCACATAACAAGTCCCACTCTACAAGTTTAATTACTACAAATTTAATATCGTTAAACTTAAGGCCTACACGTCTAGCTATTTCTTTACATGTAATAACCTCGTCTTCATTTATTACATCTAACAACATATCCTTCATGCGATATGCTTTTGTTTGTATCGCTGTTACTTTCATGAGACATCAACTTCCTTAACATGCCACCTGTTATTTTTTTTGTACCATCCGTGAACTAGCACAGTCCAGTTAGCTTTTCTAATGTGACCAATAGCAGTACTATCTTTTATTTTTTTGATCCTTGCGCTGACGTTGCTTAAACTTGTCGTTTGAATGGCTACAGTATTTCCATCTTCGGATATTGCAAGGACGTCAATGCAGCCGAAAAGGTCTACACGAACTCGACCAAAACTATTCCATTTCTCCACCACTTGTACTAGAGGATAATTTTCCTTCTGAAGTTTCGCTAATGTTAATTGTGTCGGTGACTTTCCTGCCATCAAATTGTCCTTCGTTAGGTTTAGATGTACTTTCGTATAAACGTTCTAATTCACCTGTAGACTTATTGAGTTCGTATTCAACGAGGTGTGGTGACGTATCATTACTTTTCTTTTTCTTGTTAAATATCTTATCCCAATTATCTTCAAAAGTTGGTCTATCTGAAAACGGTCTTGGTGCGCTTCCTTTTCCCATTATTTAATTCCTATCATGTCATGTTCCCACAAATATTGCATGGTATTTACATAAGCCCTATTCCACATATCACGTTTTTGGTCTTTAGTAAGTTTGTTACCAGCATCTAATTCGTAGTGACAATGATAACATAGACTACAAGTGAGCGCATCCGAATTTTTAATACCCATGCCCTTTCCCTCGTTACGGTGTGCAGCGACTACAGTACCATCACTAGCACCGCATGACTGACATGGGATATCTCTTAGAAGTTTAAGTAACTTAGTGTTGCGATATATCACTTGGAAACCTAAAACCGTATTCAATGCCAAACCTTCTAACTTTTTCAAGGTAGTCAGAAAATTCGTATGTATCAAGATCAGTAGTTGATCTTACGTGTGTAACAGGACGGCCAGCTACAAGTTTAGTTTCAGCGAGGTTCTGAAACGTTAACAACTCATGAAGTTCGTAGTCATGGTATCCGAGGTAGTCACCTAACTCTTTTAACATGGCCCAATACTTATCATTCTGTGAGTTACTTCTTAACTTCTTACCACCGTCAGTTAATTTAATATCAACATGGCCATTAGTTTTAATTTCGCTTTTGACCATATCCATAAACTCTTGGAAATTCACTTCGTTTACTGTCATTCTCTTTGCCATATTTGTTATCCCATCCTTTGCTTTTAAATACTATACCTTCATTAGATGTAGCTCTATATTCAACATCACCAAATACCTTTTGCATTTCTTTTAAGAATTCATTTGCTGTTTTCATGGACTTTCCTTATAACGTAAACCTTTTGGATCATACCAGAAATTGAATGAACCCTCAAACTGAAAATTACGCTGCTTCTGGACGAATATTTTTGCATCCGGAATAATTTTTAAGTCAGCTTCAGGTGTTTTACCTTCTTCTTGCAAACGCTGTTTATATCGGTTGCGCCAGCAACATAAGATATTATCTGAAAGGTTACGCAGATGCGAGCTGCCCATGATGTCCGTAGCGTCAGGTATCTGCTCTTCATCTGATAGTTTTCTAGTATGTGCTACTAAAAAAATATGTATGTTAAGATCTCTACACACCACAGCAAGACGATCAGCAAAAAGTTTTTGAGAGTTGTAATTATCTTCCGCTATGTCAGCCATCTTCATAAGAGAGTCGATAACAAATACTTCTACACCTAACACGTGCTTACCCCAGTACAATGTAGCTATCATGTCTTCAGATGTAGTTACTCCAGTCTGATCGTAAATATAGAGTTTATTAGCTGCACGCTCACAAAAACGAGCAATATATTCGTCTGTAGGTTCTTGTGATCCTAACGCCTGGGCCAACATGCGTGCCATAGTGAGTACCGGCCTCATTTCTAGGCTACTTACCAAACATATTGATGTTTTCATAAGATGTAATATGACTTGTGAAAGCCACATTGACTTGCCGTGGCCGCTAGGGCCGGTGACCAAAGTTACTTCCCCACACCGAACATGGAACTTATCATGCGTTTTAGTCCACGGAAGCGTCTTACCAGCATGTACCTCAGTAGAGTAGTATTTAATGAGATCATCAGTAAAAATATCTGCACTCTTAATTTTAAATTCGTTACCATAAGTTTCTCCATTGTAAAAGTTATTTACTTCTTGTTGGCTGACTGTAAGTTTATTAATTGCATCATTGATGTTCATATTCCACCTTCCCATGGTTTACGTTCAACTTGTACGTCATCTAACCAACGCATTTGCTGAATGTACGTTATGGGCGCTGGCGAGAAA